TTCCTCCGTTTCTAATAATAATACCTACAATTTCTCCATTACCAATTATTGGTTGAAGTTGAGCATTTTTTCCACTCTTAAAAGTAATAACTGGCTGTCTATTAAAATTCAAAACTTCAGAAGCACCATAACCAATTCCACCAGAAGTTATATCAACAGAATCAATAGATCCTCTAAAAATAGGTTGAACCTTACAATTAAAATCTTGACCGTCACCACTTGTAGTACCAATTCCCACTACACCTTTAACTTCAACTGTAATTGGCTCATAATTAAAAGAACCATCTCCAGTAGCAGCATAACCAACAATAATATCATTATCATAATAATAACGAGAAGATGTATTTCCTGATCCTACTAGACTTAAAGAAAAATTATCATTATCAATTTTTTTAACATAATATTTTGCAGTTGTAGAAAGTTCTCCAAGTGGATTTGAACCGGCACTATATTGAACAATTTCTCCACTCAAATATCCATGATTTTTAATGTAAATTCTATTATTGGATGTCTTAACTTCGACAATACTTCTCTGCTTATTTTGATACCCAGATCCAGAATTACTAACAATAATATTAGAAACAATCCTTTTCCTAGAGAATGATCGAATCTTTTGAACTCCAGATCCATAAGAAGTTATATTAATAGTACCAATACCAAGTGTTGCATCACTAAGAGTATCATGTAATTTAATATTATAATTATCTACTTTTTGGACATAATAAGTTGCGTCAGTAGAAAGACCTCCCACTCCTGTCAATCCCAATGATTGATAAATTACTTTTTCTAATGAACTAAACTTGTGAAAAGTAGAAAATCCTATAGTATCATTAGCAATATTAAGATCGGGTGAAGTTTTGCCTACACCAACAGTTCCTTGAGCAACAAATGATGATGAATGAATAATAGAAGCCATATTAACTTCTGCACTGGCTCCTTGGCCATTACCACCCCCAATTTCAATAGAAGGTGTGCCAATGTAATCTAGACCAGAATCAATAATATTAATTCTTTCTAATTGACCCTTAACAGCACAAATACCAGTAGCTCCTGTTCCTGTATTGGAAACTCCAAAAATATTATCATCAATATGGAACAGGGGAGGATTTATAACATCATATCCCCAACCCCCTTTTCCAACAACAACAGATTCAATAGGACCATAAAAAACATTATCTGATGATTTATAATTAATTACTTCTACACCATTATTCAATATACCTATATGTCCTGGATCTGTCTTATAAACTCCTCCTTTACGGGAAGGGCTGGATATATTTCTATAAATTGGTTGAGGAATAAATTCTTTTTGATAAAATTGGGAGTAAGTAAAGAACGTATTAGTTACGATTCCAACAAAATTTACAAAACTACCAGCAAATAAATCTGATCTACTTCTAGAGATTTTAATATTTTGACCATCAACTCTTCTTACATAATAAACACTAGATGGTAAAATACCTTGTCCATCATCATCTGTGTAATTAAGATTGCTATAAACGTCAAGACTTAAAGTAGATGTACTAATTCCTGGATTATAAAAAATAGCATCACCCGTATAAAATCCATGATCAACACTTCTAGTTAATTGTAACGTATCATTATAACCAGTACCCGTAGCATCATACGGAGATCCACTATAAACAAGAGCCTTAGTATATGGATTAGTAGGAATATCTTGACCACTATCATCAACATATTTTGGAATAGAATTAGTAGCTACTAAAACATCACCATCAAATTTTGCATAAGCATTTAATATATTTGCATTATAATCATTTATTACTGGAGTAAGAGTCAGTCCAAAAACAGTTGAAAATCCGGGTCCAGCCCCTTCCAATTCATAACCCCTAAAACTAGAAAAACCAGTTATTTCTGTAGATCCAGACCAATCTGAATCAACCTTTAAAAGATCTTTTTGTATTTTATAGTAAAGATTTGGTGATGATATATCTACATTATCACTACATTTAATCCTAAATGTAAAATTAGAATTGATAAGAATAACAGTACCACCAATAGGAGACGTATCATTAGTTGTGATAGTAATTTTATCTCCAGGCAAAAATGTCTGAATCGCATGTGTATCAACCTCATAAGTTGATACATCAACGGCCCTAATAGCTTTAACATCCCAATACGGCTGGTTATTAACCCACCACGCAGAATCTTGGACACCTGAAGCTTCTATACCCAAAGATTGAACTTTAATGGTATCTTTGGCATTATAACGATATGTTTTACTATCTAATTTTAAACTTTTTAAAGTATTTGTAACTCTAACTTTAATTTGTGTTGAAGTATTAATTCCAACGTATGCATATGCATAGTCATCTAAACTAATATCACTCTTTTTATTACATAAACTAATTGATATCGTAATTCCTGTAACATTAAGAAATTGATTTACAGTTTTACCACTATATCCTAAAGTAACTACATCCCCATTAACATCTTTTACAACAAGATATCCTGTATCGGGAAATCCAACTGTTGAATCTACATCAATAATATTATTATTACTCGTACTATCATAAATTATATCTGTTAATAATTTAGTTTTTGGATTGGGTTTAAAATCATCAACTGCAGCAGATTCTTCTATAATATCAAGACTAACTTGATAATATTGACTATCATGCTCTGGTTCTACAAATTCAGCGGTAGTAGAGCCAGCTCCTACCTTAGAATTATATAAAACTTTTCTTACATTAGCAACAGATCCCTTCGCTCCAGTAGAATCTTGAAAAAGAGTTAAATTATTTAATTCTAAAGGATCTCCTTGAAAAGATTCGACTACAATGTCTTTGGTTACTTTATAATCAGCATCTGAAGGACGGAAAAGAAATTTACTAGGATGAACTATCTCTACATCTTTCCCATATAAACTTTGGAATAATATTTTAAAGGAAGAATCAGTACCTTTCGAGCTATAAAAACTATCAACACCGTAAATAAAATTTCTCTTATCTAATCCAGGATAGAGAGTTCTATCATCAAATCCTGGAGTAAATTGAGCTTTAATCTTTTTAAAGAACTCCTGTAAAAATATAATATTTAAATTATAAATTACATCTCCTTTATTATGTGGAGATGCAGAAGAAGTAGAAAATACTAATTCTTCTGGATTATTAATATTAGTAAAAGAGGTAATACCACAGAATCCTCTTGTGCAATTTACAAATTGTGTACTAGTCTTATATTCATAAGTAATGATTTCATCATTAATTTGAATAATACCATTAGTTTCTGGAAATCCTTCAGTATAACATCCATCATTTTCCAAATATCTAACATCACTTATTAAAACCCCACCAGTAGTCGTAGTAATACCAGTTGCGCCTGGTTGCGCAGTTGAAATGATATTGGATGTAAATCCAATATCCTCTTCAAGAAGTGTAGAACTAGTTAAATTATATAATTGATCAACTTTTACGTATTGATCTATATTTTGAAGCAAATCATATGTTCCTCCTTGATGTTCTTGAGAAACATAATACTGCTCCATAAAATCAGAAAGAAGAGGAAAATCCTCTCTAACAAATCTAGGAAGTTGACTTGCAACAATATCCTGGAATTTAACTCTATCGACGGCCATTCTGTATTATCTTATAAGTGATGTGGATGAATAACTAGAAGTTACTATATAATTACTACCAGAAACGTCATTTCCAGAAGCAATTTCATCAGATACCATATTAATGGTAAGGTTGTTAGCATCTAATTGTAAAAAGAGATCTTGTAATCCTATTACATCATTAGAATAAGGATTTACAGATATTTCAATAAGAGAAAGATCATTACGAAATACATTTGTAGAAATAATCTTCAATGGATTTAACATAATTTCACCCCTACTATAGTCAATGGTTCCAATACTTCTCTTCACAATTACAGGCTGTGTTGGAGAATCTAATTTAAATAAGAAAATAGTACCTGTAATAAGATCCTCATTAGGAAGATCTCCAAGATAAACAATATCACTAATACCACTCACTTTAAATCCAGAAGATTTAATATTATATCCATCTTCGGATCTAATGTAGAATCGATTTCCATAACAAAGTTCATACTCAGCAAATTGGTTTAATGTAACTTTTAGATCCCTTCTCATATTTACCGTAGTAATATTAGAAGTTATTGATTTATCACTATTATCGATAACATTAAGGAATTTGCTGTACTTAAATCTAGCCCCAAACTTATTTAACTCACTAGAATTAGAGTAATGTGCGACATTGTTTGAAACTACAGTTTTTGCATACTCTGTTGAAGATGTTAAATTTGGATTATAATAAACAGTACTATTGGTTTCTACATACAAATATTTCAAATCAACAATTTCGGCAGTAATACCAGCAACAGCATACTTTTTCAATTCATTTTTGATATTTTGTTTAATTGAAGTGGAAAGGTAGACTCCATTATAAGGTTTAACACTAATAAAAACTCTTCCAAAAGAAGGAGGACTCAATTCTTCTCCACCATAAGCTGAAACTGATTCTGTTTCTGGATAAATTTTAGGAAGAAGAGCTTCATAATCAGCTGATGTTACTGCTCTATTCTGAGAAGCATAAATTCTAGGAGCATACTTTTTAATAGAATCAATAGATTCAATTTCTTTTCCACCATAAGAAGATTGATTTGTTGCAACAACAGAAACACCTGCAGTAACAGTATCTCCATTATTGTTTACTAAAGTTCCAGAATAACTAACACGTCCTATGTTATTTCCTGCACTACCATGAGAAATAATATAATCAACAGAGATATATTCATTCTCTTCTAAAGCCACTCCAAAAGTTCCATCACCAAATAATAATTCATATCTCTCATTATCAGTTTCTTGAATAAAGTAAATACGAGATTGTGAATCTATGCCTATCAAACTATCAAACTGATTGAATTTCTTGAAAGCAGATGAAGTACTATTATTATATACTTTCACTCTAAGAATTGAAGTATCTATTCCTTCATTCGAAAGAATAAATCTTTGATAAGGAGTTCTAGAACTATTTGTGAAGGTTTGTTTAATATGTGTACCTTCATAAATGTCAATATCATAAAATTGTGCTAGTCCATCAGATCTTACGGGAACAGTAATATCATCTGGTATACAGAAAGAATAAGGCACTTTATCAAATCCTTGACCTCCTATTGCAACCAAACCAGCTTTGAGTGTTAATGATGATGCGGTTGTATTAGATGCATCTACATTAAAAGATATGTTAGCTTTGGCTGATTTTCTCGATCTGGGCACATACCCTATATTCCTCGCCAGAGACACCACATTCTCTCTAAGAGTGGCAGAATCAATGAACACCTCATTAGTAGCCATGTTGGCATTATATGAGGCAATATAAGTATTATAAGCTAATGTGTCTATAATTGTCGATAAGTTTGACCCTTCAAAATCATAATCAGTGAAGTTGGAATTCGCTTTCAGATAATTCTGAATAGAGAACTTTATTTGGTCAAAATCGACGTTGCTAAAATTTACTAAAGGCATTTACCTAGTGGGCAATAACGCAAAGGTGAGTTCTTGTTGTGGTACATCAATACCAATAATATAATAAGTAATAGTTACATTAAATGCATGTTCATCATAATTTGCTTCACATTTAACACTATTTAATTCAATACGTGGCTCATAATTTTCTAATGTAGTTTTAATTTCACTTTTAATAGCAGATGAAGTTAAATTATCAAAATTTTCAAATAACAAATTACTAACATTAGAACCCAAAACGGGAGCGAAAGGACGCTCGCCAGGAAGGGTCATAATCAAATTTCTAACTGATCTTGCAATAGCATTCTCATTTCTCAATGCAATTAAGTCGTAATTAATCGGATTTATTTGAAAAGTAGCACTTATATCTTTAAATCCTTGACTAACGCGTTGTACCGGCACTTAATTACAGTTAATACTGGCTTTATTTATCAACCTAAAGGCGAAGTTCTGCCATCATACTCAAATAGTGGGGTAGAATCGTTCTTTTTATCAACAAATTCCTCTACAGATGGTAATTCCTCAAATAATTCACTTTCCTTAGAGTTTTTTCGAGCAGGAGTAAATTTATCATTAGAGATCTCCCGTAAAAAGTCTTGATTTTCCATAATTTTCCTTAATTTCACTACTATTTACCATATAAAGCATAAAAAAACCCCTCCAAAATGGAGAGGAAGGAGATTTTTCTATTTTCCTTGGCCGCGAGACTTCTTTTTCTTATTATTTTTACTAGTTGCAACAAATTTGGTATGTTTCCCTTGACCCTGGCGGGTCTTTTTGGGTATCGACTCCACATAATCTGTGCCCATTAATGATCTTTTAATTTTTGACATTAAATGATCCTCATTTTCTCATGTCCTACCCTAATTCTAGGATCACACCATATTTCAAATCCAACATCCATAGCATCTAGACAGAAACTAACATCTTCACCACACATATCTTGTACTGCACCAGATTCAAATACTTGCATCTTAGGAGCAAACCAAGGATACTTCATCTCTGGATGTTCAAATACACCCTTCTTAATCATGACCCAACCAAAACCAGTATAATCAACAGTAAAAGGCTTTTTCCTCTTACCCATACTTTCTACCATCTCATGATTCATGACTCCACCATTCTGACGGAAGTCATCTTCATCTAACCAATGTGCAACTGATGTAGTCTTACCATCTTCTGTACTATACCAACCAGCTGCAATCCTTCTCTCTTTACTTTCATCAACACTATTAGTTACTACATCATTACCTTCTTCATCTTGTGTAGTAGTATCAACAATAGCCTCTGCTGGTAATGCCATATCAGCTAATTGCCAAAACTTCTGACTATCAAAAATAATATCACTATCAATCCATAACTGATAATCATATTGTAACTTACCATCCCAAGGAATCTGATCAGGACCACGTAATACATTAGCTCCTAGACACTTACATCTAGCAAAGTTAACCATAGAAGAATAATCTTGACTAATCTGAATACTCAT